AAGCCAATGTCAATCTGCACATAGTCAGCAGCCGTCAGGGCGGTTGCGTCAAATGTGAACTTGCCAACAGCTTGCGTCGGCGCGCCTTGCGAGGCGGTGTAGGTCGCAGCGACCCCGGTTGTATTGCGTGCCATGATGATGTTTCCTTAGTTAAGACTTGGTGACAAGAGCATCAAACGCTGCAGTGGTGCCTGTGGAGGTCACGCCTGCGTCTGCGTCGAGGATGGCGGTAACGGCGCGCACGCCGTCGATGATTGCATTCAGCAAGGCGATCACTTCGGTCTGATCCTTGTTGCTGACAGAGCGCAGGGCGGCAACGCGCTGCGAGACTTTTTCGGTAGCCATGATGGTTCCTTTGTTGAGTTAGATCGCGGCCATTTAACTGACCGCGATCATGCTGCTATCAGAGGGCAGGAGTGCCGACCCAGCAAATCGCGCCGTAGCCGTTGTTCAACAGCTTGGCCACCATGTAGGTCTTCGCACCGATGTAGCCGCGCTGGCCCAGCGGGTCGTTCTTATCCTTCTGGCCGGGGGGAATCCACGACACATCCAGAGAATCAGAACCGCGCAGGGACACTTGACCCCAAGCATCTTCACCCACCACGATCATCGGGTAGATGTCGAGCAAGGTGCCAGTGGTGGAGTACATGCCGGTCGAACCGACAGCAGCGCCAGTGTCGATGGTGGCAGCCAGTTCAGGCGACAGCACGAAGCGGAACGACTCGACAGAGCCGATCTCCTGCTCATGCACCACCTTGCGCTGGCCGTACTCAGCCGTGTGCTTGAAGCCCGGCAGATCGCGGATCGCAGGCTCCATGTCGGTCGAGCAAAACACCAAGTACGATGCTTCCACCGGGGCGGTCGCAAAGTTGGGGCTCGGTGCCAGATACGAGGTGATCATCTTGGCATGGTTAGCCTTGAGGGACTTCGTGATCTTGCGCAGCAAGTTGATGCTGATCGTGCCGTTCACTGTGGCCGGGCTGTTGCCGGTGCCGCCGTAGAACACGTTGGTCAAGCCTTTGAGCTCGCCGTAACGCACCATCTCGCGCAGCAGGCCCACGCGCTCGCCGCACTGCTTCTTCATCTCGGCAGGGACATCATCTTCGTACAGGTCGAAGGCTTTGTCGGTCACCGAGTACAAGCAAGCGTACTGCACCAGCGTGGCATTCACATCGACCGCAGTCAGCGTGTCAGCCGAAGGGGTTGCGCCCTCAGTGGTGATGTGGGCAGCAGCGAAAGTGCCGACGTTGGCGCCGGTAATCCACTTGTTGTCCACGCCGCCGTAGGGCAGCCAGCGGCGAAACACGATGGTGTCGCTGCTGTTTTTGGGCATCTGTTTCTGCATGCCGGTGATACCCAGCACCTCAACAGGCACTGCATGTGCAAGAATTTCACCCTTCAGCTTGCCGATTCTGGCGGCTTGGGTGGACATATTTTGGATAGCCATGATTTTTCCTTAAAAAGTTTAAGTGCCTCGAACTGACTTGAAGCCAGCCATAAAGGCGTCGTTTTCCGTGGGAGCGGGTCGTGTGCTGCTCGTACCCTTGGGGGTAATCGCTGCTTCCAGTCGCCGCTGATTGGTTTGTTTGGACTGGACCGTCTTCGACTTCCATTCCTTGAACTGAGTGATCTTTTCGCCAATGAACTCAGCGTCCCAAGAGGTATCAAGTTCAGCGCGTTCATCGGGCGGCAAGCCCTCTTTCCAGCCAACAAAGTCATCGGCCTTGACAATCGTTTTCCAGTCCGGGTGCTGCACCGTCAGGAACCGCGCCTCATAGGCTTGACTGGCTTTGTCCAGTGAAGTCTTGACTCGCTGCTCGACGATCTCCTCGATCTGTTGCGGATTGGCCGACGCGCCGGAGTTCATCACTTCACTCAGGTCTTGCGCCAGCAGGTTGGCTATTTCAGGAAACTCGGCGGACATCCTTTTCAGGCGGTCCACACTGATGTTCACCGGCTGTGGTGCCGATGGCTGCGGGGCAGACTTCAAGGCGTCCAGTGCTTGCTTCATCGACCCGAGCGATCCGAAGACCTTCGACTCGCGCTGCTCAAGGGCAGCAATGGTGGCAAACGCTTTCTTAACCTCGTCCTCTGTGTACCCGGCAATCAACTTGGGTTCTGGCACAGGCTCAGGCTCGGGCTCTTCAATGCCATTGACGGCATCAAACCCTGCCTGCATCGCATCGTCCTCAGACTGGGCGCTCGGTTCGAGCGCTTCAATCTCTGTGGGCTCTGCTACCTGCACATCCTCGGTTGCTGGAACATCCTGAACTTCTTCTTGCTCTGTTGACATATCACACTCCAAAATGCAAAAACCACCCGAAGGTGGTTCTAAGGTGGTCGCTGGCTAGACGGGCTAGTCGGCTTCCGCTTGCACTGGCTCAAGGCTTTCGCCAAGGACCAGAATCGTTTTCAACTGGGCGATCTTTCCCCGGAGTCGGGCAGTCGCTTCAGCGTTGAGGTCGCCGTCGTTCTGGGAACGCAGGCTGGTTAATTGGTCTTGCAGGTAGGCTTCCAGCTTGCGCCAGACAGCCGACTGCTTCTCAAGTTCGGTCAGGGTCATGCCTGATACGCTTTGCCATCAGGCGCGCGCCCGGGCGGCTCCACTGGGGGCGTCAAGACTTGCTGGGTGCGCGAGTCAAGCTGCGCCAGTTCGCGCTGCAAATTGATCTTCGAGGATTCGATGGCCAACTGTTTCTTGACATCAGCCAACTGCATCGAGTTCTTGTTCGCATATTCGAGCTGAGCAAGTTGCCACTTCATTTGCAACTCTGCCATCTTGGCCTCGGCGGCAATGCGGTTCTTTTCCTGCTCGGCCTGAATCATCACCGTGTCGCGGTCGGTATCGCTGTCGGTGCGGTGGATGCTGGCCTCGGCCCCGATCTGCGCAATCTTCAACTCGATCTGACCCTTTGTCTCAATTTCGTTGATGTCGCCTTCTGCGCGGGTTTGCTCCTTTTTAAGCTCAACCTGTGCTCGCATGGTGGCGATCTCTTTGTCTGTTTCGGCGCGTAGCTTGGCCATTTCCAACTGCGGGTTGCTTGGCGGTTGTTGTGCTTGAGCCTTTTCTTCATCTGAAGGCGCAAATAGTTTTGCGTCAAACTTCCTGCTTTTCAGGTATTCAACCATAGCCTGCTTGGGGGAGATTCCAAACGCCGGATTCAGTGACATCTGTAGTATCTGAGCGGCCTCGTTCGCCTGAAAATCTCTTTCGATCAGTGCAGTTGAACCTCTTGCGTCGATTTGGAAATCGCCTTTCGCCTCTTCATCTTCCCCATACATGCACAAATATTCATAGTATCTTCGGATGTGCGGCTCGGTGATGCGGGGTGTCAGGTGCAGTCCCTTGTGAGCCCTGCATCAGCATGGGCAAACCCGTCACATCCTCTGCCATCTTCAGTGCGAACTGGATGATGTTGCTCAGTTGCTCCTGCTGCGTCGGGATGTTGATCGCCATGATCGCATCCTTGGCAGCGTTCACATCGGCGCCATCGGCCACAAACCACACCTTGCGCGGCGTCAGTGTCCACACACCATCGGCGGGTTGGATCGCACCCTTGCGCAAAATCATCTGCGGGCCAGCGGTAAAGGCTGCGTTGTCCATCATGTTGCGCGTGGCCGCATTCAACATCCGTTGCGGCGTGTTGATTTGGCGCGCCACCCCCATGCCATACGGCACACCGGCCCGGCGCTGCCACGGCATCATGTCATAGGGGAACTCGCCACTGTCAAGCGGATTCAGTGCCGCCTTGATGACCACATCATTGACCATCGTCACAATCGCGGGCACCGAGACATCACCCTCCAGCGGAATCTCGACCCCAGCCGCTTCCAAATCCTCGCGCTCGGCCAGCCCGTAAAAGTACCAGACCTCGAACTTGTCGCTGTCATTGATCTTGAGCTTGGCAGACTTAAAGCCCGCCTCCACCTTGGCGCCCTGCGGCCCCATCTCCAGCACCTTGTCGATCTGCTCTTCCAAGTAGCCCGGCACCCCCTTGAGGTCGCGCAACTGCTTGGCCGTGATGCGGTCTAGTTCCCACACATAGGCGCCGTCGTGAATGTCTTCGCCACAGGCTGGGTCGGGGTAAAAGTTCCATGGGTCAATGCGCTTGGTTTCCGGCGCAATCGCCTGCTCCATGGCCAGCGCCAGCATGCCGCCCTCGTTGTGCGCCACGCGGCTAAGGCGCTTCACAGGCGTTGGCCCCTTCAGGATGCCGGTGCCAATACGCGCGCAATCCTCAATCGCCTTCCTGACCTCGCTGTGCCATTGGCACTGCACCAGCCAGTCCTCGATCTGGGTCTTGGCCTTGCGTGCTGATTCGCGCGCCTGATCCATCTTCTGCTCAAGCGGGTCCACAACAGGTGCAGCAGGTGCGGCCTGCGCCATCCCGGGCATAGGTTGACCGGGAAACTGTTCGGGTTGACCAGCAGGCGAAGGCATTTGCTGCTGCACTGCTTGCGCTACCGGCTTGAAGCGACCCTCGGGAAGTGGCGTAGGCCGAATGTCCCAGTTCGTCTCGTCATTAGGCAGCAGCATGTCCGCCACCCGGGCCGACGCCGCGTCCACATAAGGCCGCGTGATGTTCAGGTAAACGGTCGAGCGTGAACCGGCACCCTTGCGCGCGGCTTGGAACGACCCATTGGCAGAGGCGGGCTTGTACACCGTCTCGCGGTTGGCATCGTCAATGCCTTGGTAAGCCTCCTCGTCCGCACTCCAGTCATCCTCGATCCCGACGCTTGTGCGCCCGCCCACTGCCTCGGCGCGGCGGCGCATCAAAGACGCACCAAAGGCTTCCACCTTGTCGGCCAGCTTGGCTTTGGCGATGGCCAACTGCTCAATGGCTTCGTCTGGCAAGTCTTCGGTGTTTGGGTTCATGTTCATTGGTCGTAAAAATTGTTATGCCCTGCGCCGTCTGCGCCACTGCGTTATGTAGTCCGACAGCGCAATCGCGCCGCCATCAGCCTCGACATCGCCAGCCCATCCCGTCGCACTGACGCCAACCAAGCCCACCGAGGCAGACCCGCCAGCCGTGACACTGACGCTGCCAATCACACTGGCGCCAGATGCCGCGACCAAAGTGAGATTGGCGTTGCCTCTGCCAGTGATCGTGCCTGTGGCCGCGCTACCCGCCACACCAGTCAAGGTCTTGTTGCCAGAGGCTGATGTCGCCAGT